GATACAGAAAATCAATGCTAATATGATTACTAGTTTGCAGAATCAGATACTTAGTTACTGAACTAAAGATTTCGCTGAATTATATAGATGTTTCATGTTATATTACTGGAGAAGCTCTAGTAAGAAAGTTATTAGGAGAACTAATAATTGATTAAGCTGAACATATAAGAAAGTTAGTAAGAAAGATATTAAGTGAGATTTCTCAATCATGGTAGTAGACCCTATCTTAAAGTCTATCATGTATGATGAGAAGAAAGCAGCATATCAAGAACAGTATAACATGCTAGTAAATGACCCTAGAACACCACCATTCTTACTAAATAATATACGTAGAGCTATAGCATACTATAACTGACTAGATGAAAGTGAGATAGATAGCATAACAGAGATGAGTATGGAAGACTATCAATGTAAACAGGATGTACTTCTACTTAATCAGAATATATCAATTTATATTCCAGTAGACTGTAATATCCAAATGAGATTATGGTACTACAACAGAGCAGAAGATACAGATGCTAAACTAAGAGCCATACAAGCGTTACAGTATATGGTAACACAGTGACTAGGGACAACAGAGATGAATATGGCACAGCAGACTAAAGTAACAGACTTTAAATCTGCATGAGAGAATAACGACCCATTAACTAACATAAACTTTTGAACTATTGATAACGTAGATTCATGAACGTGATTTGAAGCATGAAGTCATGCTAATAGATGAGAATCTATGAATGTATGATGAATGCAGTCACTAGATGTAAGTAATGGTATCGGTTAATTTATATCATAATATTATATTATGCCAGCAAAGAGAAAAATTACCATCAAAAAGAAGGTAAAAGAGGTAGAAAAAACACCTGAAATTGAAGAAAACACAGTTAGTACCGTTGTGGAAAATGAAATAAGCGATGATGAAATTCCAAGTGGAACAATTGTCCAAAAGGAACAAGAAATCTTCCTTAAAAAATCAAAGAATTGAACAAAATACAAAAAAAGTAAAGTAATTTGAGACATAGGATGAACAAATGTCGAGAGATGAGTATGAAGAATAAAATTTGAAGCACAAGTTGCACCGTATCCTACATTCTTATTACCACCAGATTTAAGGAGATGGTTAATTAGTAATGGTTTAACTACAGAGGTGTATAAGAAGAGCAAGGAATGGTTAGAGAAACACAAAGTGAATCCAGACATGGTAGAGAAATTAAAAAAGTTTTTAACTGAGAGACTATAAGATGTGGCAGATACTTAGGGACATCAATGACTTAATCAAGGAAGAGCCATATAGGGAGAAAATCAAGATTGAGGACATTGATAGAATTAAGAGAAAGAGGTATAAGCAAGAGGTATATAGGAAAATGATACGTAACTATCTTAGAAAATACAAAAAACCACTCTCTCTACTCTCTAAGGAGGATATAGCAATCATGACAGAGTGAATGGACACACTAGATAAGACGTTATTCATGGACCAAGTGAAGTATACATTGGAGACCAATCGATGAAAGCCTATCAAGTGGATAGTTCAGAATAATAAATCTATTTTATTTAATAAGCAAACTAACTAATGGCATTAGAAGAAGAACTAATGAAAGAGGAACTCAATACTGCTAAAGAAGCAGTAGAGTGAAAAAACTTTGATGACCTTACAGACGACGAAATCGAATCTGTTAAAGAATTATCTCAAAGTGCATGATGGGAAGTAATCAAGAAATGCATGGAGAAGAGAATCGAGAAACAGAAGGAGGACATCATTACTTTAGCCAAGGACAACTGCTTTAGTCCTAAACCAGATGGATACACTTATTACGAAATCCTAGGTGCATTTATCCAATGAATTGGAGAGGTAGAGAGATTTATCAAAATCATAACTGCTGACCCAGAGGAGATTAAGAAAGCTATGGAAGCAATCCAAAAAGCAGAAGCTATAGCTAGAGGAGAAAAGGTTGAATGAGTAGACTAGAGAATAAGCTCTCAAATATTCTCCACCGAAGTTGCAAGTGGTTAAACTAATCAATTAAGACAAGTTGAAGTCTATAAATCAATTCGGACTTGTAGAATGGTCTGACTTTACATTCTATTTATTATCAGAGATGACTGATATGGAACAAATTGATGACACTATTGAGTGAGGGGAACAGAAGAAATCTTGATATGCTGCAATGAGAGAGAAGCATAATCAAGAGATGGCTGCTCTACAAGCTAAACTAGATGCAGAGATAGCAGGAAGAGCTGCTGATAAAAAACTTTACTTCTGAAACACGATGAAGAGTAGAGGATACGAATGAAACTTTGATGAATTCGCAGACAAATACTCATCATTAAGCATAGATGACCTAGTATCATTATATGAGTGACAGAATGGAAAGATTACTCAGCAAACTACTACTGCAGAAACTACAACTAGTGAATGAGCTAACTGACCTAAAAGTGTTATCGCATGAGCCAATCCAACAACTGAGGTTGGGGGTAAGAAGCTAGGCGATATGAACACTGAGGAATTATTGAACTATGCTAAAACACAATCTCGGTATCGTAACTAAATGTTGGAGAGGCTAGATACTTTTATTTAGCTTTAACATTTATTTAACAATGCCTTTTGACAGATTTAACGTTTCAGTAGAAAACGCTGCAAATCAAATGAGAACTAGTAACATCAACTATACAGCTGATGACTATACTCAAAATGATTTCTTAACTTACTTACTTAAACAATCTTTCCTTGAAAATGGAGAGCCTTCAACTGTATTCATGAGATTCTGAGTAAAAGCATCTCATCAAGGATACAAATCAGTTACTCGACCTAGATTATGAGTAATGAAAACTACTCTTTCACAAGCTGCTTTGGCTGAGGGAGTTACTCCAGATGGACACACTAATGTAGTTAAAACTGTAACTGCAGTACCTGTTCAATTAGGAGACTACTCAATCATTTCAGATGTACTAGATGTAGAAACTTTGTTACCTATCATCGCTGCACAAGGAAGAGAATTAGCAAACAATGCAGGAAGACTTATCGATGAGTTCATCCAAGATACTTTGGCTAATAGTTCTATCGGAAGTATGTATGCAGGAAACGCTACAAAGAGAAGCGAATTAACTGCTGCAGATGTAATGGACTTAGACTTAGTTCTTAAAGCTTGTACTTTCTTAGCTGCACAATGACAGACTGGAGAAAGATTCAAGATTATTATGCACCCTAATGTATTCTTAGATTATGCTAAATCATCTTCTACTAATACTTGGTTGAATAAATTAATCTACGAAGATTTCAAAGGAATCAAAGATGGATTTGTTACTGCATGAGTAAACTACGACATCTATATCTCATCTAATGTTAAACCGTTCTATGTAGACCCAGATGACCCAGCTAGTGAGGATGGAGATGAATTCAACGTATATCCAACTTACGCTTTCAGAGATGGTGCTTACTGAGTAGGTACTCTTCAAAATCTTCAAACTTTCTACAAACCATTTGGTGCTGCAGGAACAGAAGACCCATTGGATCAGAGAGCTACAGTAGGATGGAAATGTATGTATGGATGTGCTGTTCTTAATGACTTGTTCATCGTAAGACTAGAAACAAGAGCTGGAACAGACTATACATGGCAAGAAAAATTAGATGTTGAAGAAGCTGACATCTAATAGTTAGTTTGCTTATATATATGGGGTGGGGAAACTCACTCCATAGAATAAGTGAATTATTTATTTCATAAGTAAGTAAGCATGGGAACAATAGCAGAGATGTATGATAGTTGGTGTACGGAGGAGATAAGATGAACTACACAAGTAAATCAGAAAGTACGATTAGCATGGTTTAATAAATGAATGTTACTATTCCAAAAAATGATATTGGAGTATGTATCATGAAAACAATCAACTAGTGTCACTTTTGCTGACATTAAAAAGGGAGTAGATGAGTATCCACTCCCTACTTTTGATGCAGATGACCATATAGAAGATTTCTATTCAATAGTACAGTTGAGAGTAGCTTATGCTACAGATAAAAACTGATTACCATTGTATAGAGTATGTAAACCTATGGATTTCTGAGATTACAATATTAGACCATTGAAGAACTTTCCAGAGACATGAGATGTAAAGATACAATGAGGAAGACAATATGGATGACCTATGATATGGTGAAGAATATCAAGGAGAAATCCTAGATACATATTTGTACCACATGTAGATAGCAATTGAGTTTATTCTGCTAGAATTAAAATCTTTCCTACACCTACAGCAGATGTAGATAGAGGATTAACACTAGCTTATAATTTTGTACAACAGCCAGTAGCTTATGATGATGCTTTTCCTAGCAATATCTCTAATTCATTTGAACTAGGTAAGTTGAATCTACCATGGTATTTCTTTGATGCTATTGATGACTATCTAACATTCAGACTATATCAAGCAGAGAATCCAGAGATGGCACAATGGTACTATCAGCAATTCGAGAATACACTACATGATAATATTTATGGACTAAACAAGGATAAGAGACCAATCGATGAATGATTTGCAGATTTAAGATACTTTTATCATTACTAGTAATAGACAATGGCAGTATGAGAAGCAAAGATACAAGTAAAGAGTGGTAATAGAATAAGCCAAGTAAGTTGGACAGATGGTACAGCAATGGATGTCTACTACTGATTAGACCATAGTTTTCAATATTCTAGTAATATAAATTGTGATGATGAATTACATTGATTAAAGTTATCTACACAACAACATTTCACTACATCTTATAAGAAATGTCACCTAACTAGTCTATGAGAGCATGGTGTTATGGCATTACCAGTAGATACTGGTAAGAATGGAGATTCAGTAGTATTAAAAAAGTTTCAGTATAATGGTAGCAATCAGCAAAATCCATGATGGGAAGAAATAGATTCAAAAGCTGGTAGCACAGTAACGTATAAATATGATGCAGTAGATTGAGTGGTATTCCAAGATAGATATTGGTTTGGTATAAATGCACAACCAGTATCACAAGGAACTCTAAACTGATATATGTTAAGTGTACCACTAGTTTGAGATGATAGTAATGTACCAACATCACAATGATATTCTGACCAAAGGCAATATCTACCATATGACCATCCAGAGTCAACAGATGAGAGTATAGAAGACCCTAGCAATATTCTGTTACCTATGAGCTGACAGATTACAGCTATACTTAACTATAACAATACTAGACTAGTAGTAGCTTGTGGACAAGAAATATGGGTATATTATCCAGAGTTAGATGTAACTGACCCAAGAAATCCAAACTACAATCCATGATTTGACCCAGCAGATATGTGAAAGACATGATGGAAGAAAGTGCTACAATACGAAGCATGAGTAACTATTGTTGGTCTGAC